CTGCATTGTTAAAAGCACAAATGGGTGGAAGATTACCTAAAGCTCAAACACAAACACAAACTAATCTAGAAGGTTGGTCTGCTGCACAATCCACATGTCCTACATGTCCTAATTATGTTAATCCTGGAGTTCCTCCTGTAATAGATAGAGGTCCTAGACCAGGATGGACTGATAGTAGTATACCTTGTAAAGGGAAGACATGTCCTAAATTTCAAGTTCTTAATCCTGATACATGTACATGTATTAGTATTGATCCTCCTCCTGTTACGTATCCAGGTGGAAATCCTGATGCTATTTCCACATATAAAAAAGGTGGTCAATATAGCCCTAATATGAATAAAGCCTTAAAATCTTTTAAGAACGGTGGAAGCACTAAAAAATAATAAATTATGAAAAATAACTATAGAAAAGCATTACAAAGAGCACAAAAAGGTACTACTATAAAACCTCCTAAAGCACAAATTCAAACTGCTGATGAAGCTATAATACCTTCATCAAATAGAACTGTAGTTCCTCAACAAAGAGAAAGAACTTGGTTAGGAAGTCAAGCAACAAAAATTGGTAATTGGTTTAGACCAGATCATAGAGATTTAGATACAGATTACACATTGATAGATCCTAATTCACGTGAAAATATTAAAACTTATCAATTTAATCCTGATTGGGGGGATACACAACAAACTATTCCAATTAATGAAAATCAGTATTATCCTGGTGCAGCAGCGTTTGGTAGTGGTGGAATTAACCCAGCATTAAAAAATGGTGGAGATATAGGTAAAGAAAACTATATGTCAGCATTAAAAACTTTTAAGAAAGGTGGCAGCAAATAGACCTGTAGGAAATAATAGATTAAACGCTATTATTAAAGCAAATAGTAAAGGTAATAAGCCTTCTTCTAAAAGTAAGCCTAAATCTACTTGTTCTATGATTACACCTAAATAAAAAGAACAAACCCAAATGTTCTTTACCCTTTTCTTTCTGATCCTGTTGGTGATAATGCACCTGCTATAGTTTGTGTATATTGACCAGAAGGTTCATACTTTTTATCTTTATCATCAATTGCTATTTTTAATAAAACTAGATAACCAATAAGATCATCAATTGTATCAAGTGTTTCAGGAGCTATACCAACATTTTCAATACGTGCTAATTTATCATCTATTCTTGCACATATATTTTCAATTGCATCTCCTTTTGCAAATATATTTCTAGGATTTGTTGCTGAATCACCATAATTTGCATTTTTTTTCAATAATAAGTCAGTTACTTTATTTATTGTTCTTGTTATTTTTTCTGCTGTTGTCATATTTATTTAAGTTTTTTAAAAATTTCTTTTGTTTTTCTATTCTTTGTCCTTCTAATACAGCATATCTACCTAATGTGATAATTACTACTATTAAGAGTATAATGAATAATATAAATTCAGATTGTGTCATTTTTTAATTTTTTTAAGATTAGTTTTAAATTGTGGTAATTCAAATCTAGCAGGTAATATAATGTCTACATAACATTTATTACACGCCTTACCTTTAGAACTCTCCTTAACAGGAGTAGGGTTATTACCATAACCTTCTATAATATTATTACAAATACAACATTTCATATTTTTAATTTTTATACCAAACTCCATAACCTTTTACTTTGCCAGTAAATGGAACTTTTTTAAGTATAATTAATTTTTCTTTTTCACCCTTTTTATACTTAGGATTTTTACTATTTAATTTTCTTTTTTTAGTCATTGTAAAAAGTTTTTATGATACATCCATATTTTCAGCCCAATTAAACATTTCATAACCTACTGCTTTATTAAGTTTTTCTTTAATATTATTTAATGTTTTATTAGCATCACCGTATGTATCTTTTGGTAATTTAATATTTTTTAATTCAGGAATGTTAACAGTTAGTGTTTCTAATATAATATTTGCACTATCAAGATTGGATATTTTATCAAATCTAACATTCTTTTCATTATATAGATATAATCCATAAAAAGACCATGGTCTATCATCTAAATAAGATGCATTAATTTTTTTTAATTTATGTCTTTCTGCCATATCTAAAGCTTTATATATTTTTTGTTTATCATTTATTGAAACTATTTTAGTTCCAAATTTTGTTTTAATTCCTGTTTTCATATTTAAAAATTTTAGGGGGATTGTACAAGGTGAGGACAATTCCCCCCTCCATTTCAATCATGTCAGTGATTAAATTTTAAAATCTCCAAATGTATCAAAATCTTGAGCTTCAAGATCAGCCATTACCTGAGACATATCTCCTTGATATGCATTATCTAAAGGTTTAGGTTTATAATGATCTTTTATTTTATCAATATCATAGTCTGCACCTTTTAAAGCTAATTGACTTAGTAATTCAGTAGTCATAAATTTATGAAATTTTTGTTGACCAGTCATCCATGATCTTGGATGTGATGTTTTAAGAGCATGTGTTACATGATTATAAAAAGACCAAGCACTATTTATATTACAATTGTAATTAAATGAAGGTTTATTCATTTCTCTTTTAATAGTTGATACTTGTGTTGCATCTATAATTTCTTCTTCAATAAATAAACGACCTACTAATTCAGATTGTTCTTTCTTTGAAAGATTTTGACTTTTGAATTGATTTTTATCATGTATTAATTGATTAAAATGTTTTTTAGCATATTTAACTTGTGAACTTATTTGATTTTGTACTTCTATGTCAGCACTTCCTGTATGTTTTCTAGCAAATGTAGCCATGTCACCATGGATCATTCCATTATTACATACAAATACATAAGCTCCTATCCCGCATTGAAAACGTGTACTTTTATCATATGAATTTGTCCAAGCAAACATCATTCCCATATCAGGATCTTGAGTGCTTACTATTTGGTAAATACCTTGAGCAATTTTTGCATTAGTGTTTGACTTAAATGTTTTCTTTTTTATAATGAAATTATTTTCACGTAATAGATGCTCTGTATGATCTATAATACTTCTATGTGGAATAACTGTATAAGTTTTTCCATGTAGAGGTAAATCTGCATTGCACAAATCTACCTCTGTAATTGTTGTTGGTTTTGTATATCCCATAGTTTTAATTTTTTACAAATATATAAATTAATTTGATTGAAACAAGTCTAATTGGTTTGTTTTTACTCCCAGAATGTTATTTATCTCTCTCTCAATTGCATCTAAATAATATTTTTCATTAATATCATAATTTTTCCAGGTTTTTTCATCTACTTTATTATAAAGTGTTTGCATCCATCTTCCTGATTCTAATTGAATCTCACGATTATCATTTTTGTTAATCTTAATGATTTTAACACCTTTATTTGAAATAAAATATCTATTGATTTTTTGTAATTTAACTTCTTTTGCATTGCCATTTTCTATATATCTAGCTGTTTGTTCCCATGCTCCTTTGGATTTCCCTCCTATACAGTAATCTAATATATTTCTATTATGTTTTAATGTATATTCAGGTAAAGTTCCATCTACAAAGTATGCATAAATAGCTTTTGGTATAATAAGCTTAGACTTATTTTTATGAAGAGCTAAGTTTTCAAATTCAAACCGTCCCTTACATTTTGTTTTACCCTCATTATTAATTGCAATATAATTGTTTACATCAGCAAGAACTATTTTTTTATATTGGTCATGTTCAAGATTAAGATTAGTTATCTCTTCCCATTTTTTACACACTTCCATATATAAATTAATTTTAGATCTAGGTATTATTGTCTCAACACCATCTGTGTTTTGTAATAATGGTATAGCTTCTGGTATTGCTTCCATAATCATTTCATAAAGCATCATTAGTGTAAGTTGACCATTGACAGTAATAAACATAGTAAATTGAGGATCATATAGAAAAGAATTTTTATCATTACTAAGGCCATATGTACTATTAAGTATAATTTTATATACATAGTTCATAGGGTCACTCTTAGGAATTTTCTTTCTTTCCGTAAAGAACCACTCATATAGTTCACAAAAAGCTTTTTTATCTAAGTGAGCAGGAGAAATTTTATTCATAATAGCTAAATTAGGATAAAAACTAGTTACATCAGAAGACATTATAATGTTTTCATTATCAGACTCATATACTCCAGGTTTTATTGCCCCATGTGCTCCACCTAAACCAAAATCAGTTCTTACTCCTCTATATTTAACAGAATATTTAAATCCACCCTTAGTATGAAGAGGATTTAGCTCAACAGCTTTAAATCTCTCTAAAAGATTTTTAAATTGAGGTGTTTCAAACTTAATATAATCAAGTATAAGAGTTTTGATTTTAATTACACTTCTAAATGTTCTAAGTTTTTTAAGTTCATATTTAGGTATCTTAAGTTCCTTACTTAAATAATAAGCAAATAATTCTTTACTTATTCGTGGTTCAGATGCACTATATAAGTTAATATTATATTGATCTGTAAGATTCTTTCTTAAAGTAATTAAAGGTTTACATCTATTAAAGATCTCTTTAGTTGCATCTACATCATTAATACAGTATCCAATTATAAGACTCAATTGTTGTTGAGTCTCTATTTTTGTTTCATGATGTATTGGCATATCAAGAATATTATCCCAATCCATAGTATATTCAATCCATTTTAAACTAGAACGTTTAGCAGGATTATCCCAGTGGTTAAGTTTAAAAACATCAATTTGTTGTATAGTCATTTCCCATTCAGGAAAATCTTGAAATTCTCTATCATTAGATTTTTTAATAGCTCTTTGGGCATAACCATATATTTCTTCAGCAATTGTTTCCCCATCCATTTTTTCATGTCTCCCGTATTGATGATCTTTTATTATATTATGAGTAATTTGTGCATCAAATGCTAATCCGTTATAGGATATATGCCACTCATTATTATCTATGTTTTGTTTTAAAAATTCTATAAACTTTTCATAATCATTTTGTAGTTTACAAATAGAAAAGATGTGAGTCTCTTCTGTTTTGTAATGTTTAAATACGCCTACAAAACAATTAGATAAAGTTTCATAATCCATTATCCAATGATTCATATTATTTTAGTTCTTTTAATTCTTTAAATATATCTTCTATCCAATTATAACATTCTTTAGGTGTTTTCTTTTTGGTTGAAAATTTAATTTTCCATTTATTTGAATTTGATTTTTTATATATGGAGCTTTTCCATATTCCTTCACTTAATGGATATACTGTTATCCACATATTATTTTTTAATAAGTATTCAATATCAGATTTATCCATATTTATTTTTTTAATTTCTTAAATACCTTTAGATACCTAGCAATAGTTCTTGATACAGTAACATAGTCACACCCTAGTATCTCTGCTATATCTTTCATAGGTGAATCTAAATTAGACATCCAATAAGCAAGTATTCTAGATCTTCTTTCTGATAATACAGAATATATCCCGTTATCTAATAATACTATCCTTTCTTTTTCTTGCATTTCTTCTACCATTAACTCTGTAGAATCTTTTTCAGTCTCTCCACTATATTTCCACAATTCATCTGCAGTCTTTACAATAGGACCATTATCTTTCACCCATTGATGTTCTTCTTCTATTTGTATAGCTACATGATGTTTTTCTTTCATATCTATTGTTTTAGTTTGTCCTTTAACTCTGCTTTAATCCAAGCAATGCAAGTATCATTTGCTTGTTGATACAACTCATCTGTAATATCTCCATATGTTTCCATATACCTTTCAATAATACCCACTGCATCAGCAACATTCAGATTACCTGTAACAGGCTCATTAGGATACTTCTCTTTGTTGTATCTCTCAGCAGCACTCTTTAAATCTTTTGAGTAAGGCTCCCCTATTCCATTTTTCATATCTATTGTTTTAGTTTTTTGATTAGTTTATCAAATATACTATCTGTATATGCTTTATTTACACTTGGGAATTTACTCTTTGCATTCTCCAACTCCTCAATAACTCTTTGGTTTGCGTAGTCTTTTACTTCACTATGCAATACCCAATCTCCTTCTTCGTGCAGACTCATCTTTCCAAAACCTGCATATTTATCTAATTTTGACATATCTATTGTTTTAGTTTATTTAATCTCTG